TGCTGGTTGTTCCCGTCTTTTTTCCAAGTGATGTGTAGTTTTTTGCCTGGTAATTACTGTTTCGTTAATATTCATTTTTTATGCAGCATACTTTCTGTGCGCTGCCTGCACATTTTTTGAATCGACTTTGCAATAAATCATCGTGGTGTCCAGCTTGCTATGGCCCAACATATGTTGAACTTCCTGAACCGGCATTCCTTTGTTGATTAGATTGGTTGCAATGGTCCGCCGGAAACGGTGTGGATGCACCTTGTCTACTCCAGCCTGCTTTCCTAGCTTTCGCATCAACGCCTCTATGCCAGGCTTATTCAGCCGTTTGCATCCTTTTCCTATAAATAGGGCCGGATTGTTGTCTTTCCGGCTACTAAGGTATCTATCCAGCCAATACATAGCTTTGTCTGATATGTATACCTCTCGTTGCTTGTTGCCCTTGCCATTTACCACTACTGAATCATGTGCAAAGTCTATATCCTCTAAATCAATGGCACTCACCTCACTTACTCGGCAGCCAGTGGAATAAAGGAACTCAATTAATGCCCTGTTCCTTATATTCCCAGCTGCCTGCCTAATCTTCTCCATTTCCGTGTCAGAAAATGGTTTTTTGATTGTCTTTTGTTCCTTTATTGATTTTATTCTTCTCATAGGATTCTTCTGAATAATGTCCTCATCGGTACACCACCCAAAGAATGAGGAGAAATATCTACGCATGTTGTTAATGGTTCCTTTGCTTACATGACGTTGCTCTTGGTACATGGCCATGTAATATCTAATATCGTCTGTATCTATCATTTCCAAAGGCTTTCCTACTGTTTCAAACATGTTTATCACAGTTCTGTGATACTGTTCCAAAGTGCTTTCCGAAAGACCTTCCAACCTCTTTGTGGCTATAAATCTTCTTAATTTAGCTTCGTTGTTATCATCATATACCGTCAGCTCCTCCCTCTTTGGTTCCACACTGTATCTGTGAAGCACTATATCCAATACACTCCCTAGCTTGTCCATCTGCTCTTTCGTCAATAATTCCTGCATTTTTTGTAATATCTCTTTTCTCAATTCTTCCATACCGGCACCCATCCTTTTTTGCCAATATGATACCATTTTTTCAAAATCACTTAATTAACTAAACAGTAATATGAAAAATACAAGATATTACGCCGGCGTCAAAGCAACTGGGCAATATAGCGCCAACACTGCGATAACTGAAGCGATAAAATTAGAAAAAGGGGTGCCTTATGTCATCCTTGCCAACAATACGTATTCGAATTATCAAATAACAACGTCTAGCAATACACTTTTGTTCAGCGCTGTAAAAGGTGGATTGTGCGTATGTATAGTTCCAGACGAAGATATCAATATTCAAATGGTCACAATTGACAGCTATTACTATTATAAAGATGGTAGATATGTTCGTTTGGAAGCGATACAGCTTATGGGTTAAATTAATTGTATCAACTACCATACGCAATCGTAAACCCAAAATAACCAGTAGAAGTGGTCGTACTGACGTTTTGCATTTGAATTTCACCAGTGGTTGTAATGATGATTTTTGCATTTCCGTCGTTAATTAAGCTAACACCGGTAGCGTGGTTTGATTTGGGATAAAATCCTGATGGTAATTGCCCGATTTTTTTATTACTCCACTGCGCAGGTAACGTAAAAGTATTAAAATACGCTGAAAGTGTTACTATATTTCCTGTTTTTTCTAGCGTGCATATAACGCTGGTTATTTCAGAAATCCATGTTACATTTCCTACAGAATTACTGTTTAGTGAACTTAGCGCTCCTCGCACTGTGCCATCACCAATTGCACTAATGTCTTCTGTTCCCAACAATTTATATAGGTATCTCACGTTTTTGAACATTTGTGATACCCTAGCAAACAAATTTGCATGTGTAAGACCAGACGTCAGTTTTGTAACAGTTGTCCATCCCGTACTTGCTGTGACACTACTGTCCGCTGCGTCGCTAGATGTGAATGATATGGTATTTGATTTTGTGTCCCCTGTTTCAAGACCATTCCAATACTCGCGCTCAGCGGCCGTAATATGTATTACATCATTACTTTCATGAGAATCGAATTCAGCGGCATTGGCTTTCTTGCCGATTGCTTCGTCCAACGCTTCTACAACAGATTGATTTTCTTCCATAGCGTCAGCAAGCTCACCTAGTGTATCAAGTGTGGTGGGAGCACCGTTAATCAGGTTCGCTATGGACGTGTCTGAATATGCTGTCAACTGCTGGTAATATACATCCATCATATTCTGTACAGCTGTGGATACCGGCTTGTCCATGTCTGCTGTATTATCCACCTTACCTAAACCAACCTCATCTTGTGTGTATGTTGGTTTTTCTTCCTGCTTCGCCCAGTCATATACATCACTTGCCGGAAGGGCATCAGGTTTGTTTTTGATAAACGCATCTGAAGACTCATTTGTTTCGTTATAATCTGCTTGCACATTTTTTTGCGCTTCATTCCATATAGAACGCTCTTCAGGTGTTATATGCACATCATCGTTGTTCTTATGATTACTGATATCATCCTTTACATCACCCATCTCCCTGTTAAAAGTTTCCATTAGTACACAGGTTGCCGGATTTACCTGTACCTGAACATTTACATCATTGCTGATATACATAATATAATCCTGAATAATCTGTACAAAATTTGAACCATTAAATGGCGGAATATAATCACCCTGGGTACCTGATGTCACAGCAATACTATATAATATGCTGTCCTCATCACCCTTTATTTTTGCGAAGATACCTATTTCGTTGATGTAGTAACCTTCATCTATTAAAGAGTCCTTTGTATGCTGGTCCTGATTGGTTATAGACGCTGTCAATTTAAATGAATCATCTGTATTTCGCACCTTGTCAGAAAAACCATATTCATTACGCTTTTTTTTTAAATCATCTCTCTTTTGAAGTTTTTCCACGCTTTTTTCCGCTTCGCTATAGTAGCCATCTCCTACAGCCAAACATACAAATTCTATCGTTTCTCCAGACTCCAACGCTTTATTGATTAATTTTTTTCCGGAATTTGTTAAGATTGCTTCATTAAATGGTTGTCCCACATTATCCCTTCCTTTCTGTTACTGGCGCATTATACACATATGCTACGGCGCCGATTCCAATATTTATATTTCCGTTCGCAGTTTTCTTTGTTTCAATGGCGTCTAAAATCGACCTAGCTGCCTTTACTCTTTTCAAAATGTCGCTTACCCTGTTATACTTTTCCTGGTCGCTGCTTTCGTCTATTTGAATCTTAAAATGGTATGGCTCGCCATTATAGTCAAACCATTTTTTTATTTCGCCTTCACCAAATATGTTGTGAATCAATTCTATTTCCGCCTTTTCCGTTCCGGCGAATGCATAAAATTTCAAAGCATCTTTGATAATGGCACGCTTAACATCTTCACTCTCATTTGAATCATAGAATAATGACCGTATACTTTTTGCCATTGCTCCGTAATATGTAACCTCTGCATTATCTGTATCTCCCCATACTAAAACCTTTTTAAAGTATTCGATTAACTTTTTCATTTGTTTATCGAACATGATACCGAGTGCTTGATTTTGTGGTGTCTGCATATTATATGGCAGTGACATGTATGTTGCTCCTTTTTCTCCTAGCTCCATGCTAATCCTCCTCCAATCCTCCATATAATATGTTTTTCTCCGTACATATAGCCACCTGTCCTTTTTCAAGCTTCTTATATGTAGGAGTTGTCATTTCCACTCTCTTAGCTCCCGCTGCCCTTATTTTTTCGATTAAAACATCCGGATTGATGTCTATGCCCAGTCCGCTGTACTGATATTCGATATAGCTTTGTATTGCGTCCTCAACCTTTTCCTTTATCTCACTTTCATTATCTCTCGATGACTTTGAAATATAATATGTTAAGCTTAATTCATATTCTGAAGCTTCTGGTATTCTGACATTAATTTTATCTGTATCCGGGGTACATTTCAATTCTTCTATAAAATTTTTAACTAATGCACAATACTCCTCATTTGGTAGCTGTCCATTTTGTAGCATGACCCAAATATTGACAGTAGCCTCCGCATCTGCTTCTATATTTACATCTACAATGCTCTCGCTGTATTGTTTTACATAATAAATATACTCATCTTCCGGTCCTGCCGTGGAGTAGGTTGACGGATACAGAAAAATCTTTTCCCTCAAATCATCTCCGGTACTTTTTTCTTTTCCAAAATCTGAAATTGAAGTATTCTTCACATAGCTTACATATGGTAGCGAATCACTGATTTCACTTATTTGTCCGAGCGAATATCCGTTTCCTGCTGTTCCTGTCTCTGTACACGTTGCCGAAACAGATATGCTGGTTTCACCTGCCGATATCACCACTGTCTTATCTGTTGCAAAAAATACATCATCACCTGCCGTTACCTCTGTCCCTTCCGGTATCTCTACATCATACGTCAGGGCTTCGTCCAATCCGAATTCCAGCATAACACTTGCTGCCGACTCTTCATCATCTATGAATCCAAGGTTGGCTCCCCAATTTTCAAGATGGTCATCATCCATGTACTTAATGAAATTCTGTTGGTGCATATATTCACCATACTCGTACGCCTGGTATAATTGTCCGGCAAGAACCTGAATCAGCAATCTTATCTCGTTTGCCGGGTATAACGTTATCTGTTC